TGCGTCGGTGTCGGCTTGCCTTTCGAGCGCTCGATAAATTCCTGACGCGAGCGCTCGGAGACCTTCCGTTCCTCTACCAAAAGCTTCCTGGCGTTTTCAGTTGCTGGATCATCTGCCATGGTACGTCACTCCTGATTTATTTGATGGTGGTTGCGGGGGCGGGATTTGAACCCGCGACCTGCAGCTTATGAGACTGCCGAGCTACCGAACTGCTCCACCCCACATTGTTTCTTTGTTACCAAGTAACGTTTTGCGTCCACGCAACGCTACCGGTGCGACGCATTAGCCAGTTCAACGGTAAGACCATGCGAATCGCGAGGCTATCAGTTTGGAAGAGCGAGCGCTGCGGAGTCGCGACAGTGCCAGGAGAACCAGACACAAGCGGAGCAGGCGACGTGTCCTCTTCGTGAAGTGTAGCTTGGTCGCTTACGTCTATGCGGGGACCTTCTCCGCCCGCAACAACAAAATCGGCGGCGTCAACGAGGATCATTGTTTTAGCAGTCACCGTCGCCGAGTCAATTAGCGGAATGCCGTTCAATGTGCCGCCGCGAATTTCATCGCGGAACGGGAAGATCCCGGTGTTGGTCGCTTGCAGCAACGACGCGCGCAGCATGTCAGTCGGGTTCACCAAAAAGGCAGGCGTTCTGACGTTGCCGTAAGTGTTTGTTGTTATCGCGCCGAGCAGCCCGGTAATGTCGCCGATCAATGCCGCAAGGCCGCCGCCTGCTGTTGCCGTGGTCGCGGCAACGCCATTGAGCAAACCCGCTGGCCGGATCGTCGTCGCCGCATTGCTATCAAGCAAGACACTGTCGATCGCAACCGTGGTGTCTTGTTGAATCGCTTCGCGGATCAAGCCTTCGATCGCCGGAATGCTGTGGTCATTCATCTCACGAGTATACGTGGAAATGACGGCCAATTTCTTCGGCGTCACAGTTTGAGACGAGAACGCGCCTTGCCGCACCGGAATCGCGGCGCCTTCACCAACAAACGAGCCCGCGATAGTCGGCGTTCGGTTGCGGGTCGGAATGACGATCTTGCCAGCGCGACCAAATGCCAACGTCAGTCCTTTAGCCGCAAGCCGAGTCATTACGGCCGACGGCATTAAAAGCGGCATCAGGTCCGTGTACTGTTGCTGCGCGAGTTCTTGCGCCCAGCCCGCTACCGTGGTCATCGCTGGATTTGCAACCGCGCGAAGAACCAAATCACTGATGACTTTGGTCGTCATGTCATCGTGATAGATCTCTTCGCGCACTTGCTCGATCATTCGGCCTTGCGCCTTGGCCGCGTAGCCGATGAACGCGGCGCGAGCGAAATAATCGAGCGGATCGAGTTCTTTCTTGCCGCGGCTGGCAATGATTGTCGGGGCTGCGATTCTCGGCTCAGGAGTGCCGCCGCCATCGCCGTGAACGGCGACGACGAGCGCTCGGCCTCTGCCGCTATTGTTGCCGACTGTTTGCGCCAGCACCTTTTCCGAATCAATCAGCGCCGAGTGTTTCTTGGTGAGCTGAGCGATTTCGGCATTCAAGGCGGTGATGATCTGCAGATCGTCATCGCTGACATTGCTGTCATCGACCCTAGTCCAATGTTCGGCAAGCTTGTCTTTGCTTTCGACCAGCTTGAGTTCGATGTCACTAATGCGTTGACCGAGCGACATGGCTTGGCCCTTTCCATTTCGAGACGTCTCGGCGTGCTTGCCAGTGAAACCCGAGCGGCGCCTGATCCGATTTTGGTTGCCTTGCTTGGCGAAAACCAGATCGAGCGTTGCCGGGGAGATGTTGAGCGACTTGGCGACTGCCAGCGCATTCGGATTTGCTGGCACGGAAACCAGCGAGGTTTCGACCAGCTCTGATTTGGTGAAGTGCAGGCCGCCGACGCGGCTGCCTTCCAGCGGCTTGCTCTCAAGCGAGCGGAAGCCCACCGATACGGCTTTGAGAATGCCAGCCTCGACGAGCTTGCGGATCTCGTCGATGCGTGCTGACGTACCTTCTGGCGCCAATTCAAGATGACCGCGCAGCGAACCTTTATCGATGCGCAAATTTTTCCAGCGGCCGCAAATTTTATCAGGATCGTGGTTGAAAAGTGCGATGGGATTTTTTTTGAAATTCTCGAGTTGCCACCCCTCCGCTACGATAACGTCACCTAAACGATCCGGCGTTTCGTCACTCAAAATAAACTCCATGCCGTTCACGGTTTCGGCATGGGTCTTGTGTCGCAAGCCGCTGCGCGGCACCGAGGCCTCTTCCCACATCAGCGAGCAGCGTTCTGCAGCGTCATTCTCATCAAGATTATCGTCTTCATCCATCAATTGATCGACGCAATCGCTAATCCAGTCATCGCGATTATCTTGATCAGGATCTGGTGGCTCGACCTGGCGTCTCAGGTTATCGCCATCTTTTTTATCGCGATCGCGCCAAGCCTGGAAGCACATCGCAACCGCTTGCTCTTGCGTACGATCCTGCGGCGCGTCGGAGCCATAGGCCTCGTGCATGCAGCGGGCCATGTATGCGTCTTGCTCTTCGCCTTTTTTAGGTTTCGGAAGCGGCATGGCGCTCTCTCCTTTAGAACTTCGCGTAAGCGAGCCAAGTGTCTCGCACTGGCGTGATTCGCCAGCCGCATTGCTGATGCAAGTAATGCAGTGCTTGCGTCACTTCGACGGCGTTATTCCCGTAGTCGTGCCAAATGATGATGCCGCCAGGCCGCAGCAGTGCGCATGCGAGATTGCTGTCGTGCAGAACCGCGCGCTCGCTGTGATCACCGTCGATAAAGACGGCGTCGCAAGGCTCAAGATCGCGCGCCTCTAGCTCAAGTGAATTGCGCAGCAGCAAAAAGAAACGCGGATCGGTAGCGGCAAAGCCACCAGCATTGTATGGGATTTCGCTGCGCTGACATGCGAGCAGCGGCTCGTGCTCTGATGGCACGTCGATGCCGATGTATTTTTCCAAACTGAGAACGTGATGCAGCAGCGTTTTTGCCGTGCGCCCGTAGTTGCAACCGAATTCGATAAAGACTTTCGGCGCAACATTGTCGGTGAGTGCAACGACAATCGAAGTCTCTTCAGAGTTCAGGTACGGATTGAACGACGCAATCGTGCCGACGAATTCGGATTTGGGGATAGAAGGGATTTTCATGCCAGCGCCAGCTTGCCCAACCATTTCCTAACAACACCGTCGTATTCGGATGGCCGATCGCGCCAGCGACATGCACGGCCGCAGTATCGATCGAAACGATCTCGTCCATCAGCGAGATCAGTGCGGCGCAATCGGCAAAATCTTCCAAGTCGAAGGTCTTGACGCCAAGCTCCTCGGCCACTTCGCGTTCTTGCTTCTGAATGCTGTAGAGATCTGCATCAGAGCTGAGATCCTCGACGAGCGCCGCGAGCGGAATGGATCGCGGATAATCGCCAACGACTAGGCGACCGACCGACCATGCAATGCCGATGCGTCGCCGTCCCCACGATTGAGAGATCCGCTTACGCCACTGCTCGACCAAGACCGGATCGGTTTTCAGGTATGGCTTATTTGGAATGATCTCGATCGATTGTCCAAGCCGGTGCAGCAATGACAGCATCGGACAGAAATAATCACCAGTGTCTCCGAGCGGCGCGGTCTGCTCGGCTAGGCGTGCGAGTTCGGGAGGCATCATGAGCCTAACGTTCGCCCCGATTGTTTTGAGCATCGGGACGTAGCGCAACAGCATGATGCTGTCGCCGAAGCCCGCATCATGCACGAGCAAGAGCGTCTTGCCGCCGAGGTCCTCGCCCTGCCACAGCGGCATCTTTTGCGCCGCCGCTTCGCACGTATAAGGCATGTTCAGAGCAAGCCGCTTCTCGTGGCCTTCGAGGCCTTCGCGCCAATGGCCCAAGGACAGCAACACGAGGCCGCGATTGAATTGCGCTCGGGCCGTGTCGGCGATGGCGATCGCCGCGTCGAATTGGGCCAGCGCAGCGGCACAATCATTCGCCTTGTAGAGTTCGACGCCGCGATTGTGGCGGGCGAGATAATCGTCAATTTTGATGCCGCCGTCATTGCTCACAGCGCGACGGCCGACGGCTTTGCCGTCACGCATGACGAGGATGCTTTCGCCATCCGGTGCGATGGCCTTGTGACCGTTGCGGCCTTTGACTTCGAAGATCTCGCCGTGCGCCGTCAGTCCGCGCCAGCCATTCTCTGAGGCTTCATGCGCGATGATGGCATCAAGCTCGGGCAGATCGTCGATGAAAGCAGGTTCGGTTGTTGCGCGCATTACTTCCATGTCGGCGTGAGCCAGGCGACGCCACGCGAATCGCGCAGCACCCAGGATACTGGCCAACGAATTTTGATCGCCAGCGCCTCGGTTTGAAACAGCGAGCGTGCCGGGGCTGACATTGTGCCACCGCTCGGTGCGATCGGAGCTGGCGCATCGTTCATGTGCAGCGTTGCCGCATTGGAAGTCTCGACCTCCGGATCCGGACTGAAGGCCGATGCGAGCGCATCCAGAGCGACGGCAACGAGATCATTGCCAACAGCTGGCGAGGCGAAGATCGGCAATGCCGGGTCGTTGATGTCCTGAGAAAAGCGTGCGCGGATCATTAGTGCGCGGCCCGCCGAACAAACCAACCCAATGCCGCCATCGCCAGCGACCGGCTCAACGGCATTGACTAAGGTCGTCACGTCTTCGAACACCGCACCGAATGGATCACTCGAGTTACTCGCCGTCGATGTCGAAATGCCATTGCGCAAGCCCGCGGGCCGCGCGGTTGTTGCTGCATTGCTATCAAATAGCGCCGCGTCGAGGGCGAATGCTGCCGCTCGCAACAAAGCATCACCGATCAGCTGCTCGGCATTTGAGGATTCGACCATTTCGCGTGTCAGGACCGCGATCGAGCCGAGCTTGTACGGCAGCAGCTGCGCGCCGGTTGTGGTCAATTGGCGAACCGGAATGGGATCGCCTTCGGCGACGAAACCGCTATTCGCGGCTGAAGCCACAATCGCCGGAACGCTGATGATGCCGTAGCGATCGAAATTCAGAACGAGGCCGCGGCGGAGCAATTCTGGCCCGGCAGCGATCGGGCCGAGCGCCTCGAGCGCATCGGCCACAAGCTTGTGGGCGAGTTCGGCAGCCCAGCCGGTGACCGTGGTCATTGCAGGCGGCGCAACGGCTCGGGCGATGATGCGATCGGAAGGCCACAGGCGGGCGGCAATCTCGGCCGCCATCGTTCGGTGCACGCTTGCGAGCGTGTTGGCAGTCAACAGCCGCACAAAGCTATTGCCAGCTGGCAACGGCAGCGGCTCGCGGCGAAAGCCCGACCGGCTTTCCAGGGATTCGAGCGCAGACATGAGG